AAATTTCAACAAGCTCCCGCAGCTCTTCATGCCGACCGGTCAGATGCGGCTCTACTGGCAGCGGCGTCGTCAGTTCAAGGTGCGGTTCAAGCGCCACCGCCAGAAGAGTTTGCAAAAGCGATGGGTCGTTCTCGCGCAGCAGTTCGGCGGCAATTAGCAGCGCAAACTGAAGCGACTGATGTCGCCCCTGCAGATGCTGAAGCTGCCACTCAAGCGCTGCAAGGCGTTCTTCGGTGTTCGTGCCCGTCATGCGGTGCCTCCCTGCAAGTCAGTGTCGGGGTCACCGTAGCGGCAAATTCCGGGGGTGTCTCCCATGCCTGACTTCCGCAAAATCGTCCGCGCGAACATGAAGTCCCTTGTGGACTGGTTTGGCTGCTATGACGCGGTGGCCGAAACCTTCAACGCAAGATGGGGCGTTGTCGGGGGGGCTGGCGGTGCCAGCAAGGGCACGGTCAGCAAAAAGGTCAGCGGCAATCTGGACTGGACGGTGGCCGATGTCATCGCGCTGGAAGATGCGGCTGGCCGCTATCCCGTAACCCGCATGATGGCGCGGCGGCTGGAAAATCGGCCTGCTGCGGAAGGCGGCAGCTTGCTGATGGACGGGTCCAGCATCGCTAGGGAAAGCGGTGAAGCGATTTCGGCCATTCTGGCCGCAGAGCAATCGACCTGCGCCGATGAATGTGCGCAGGCCATTAGGGAAGTCGATGACGCCATGTTCGCCCTGCGCCAAGCGCGGGCGCGGCTGGAAAAGTCGATGGGAAACGGGGGTGCATGATGGGCCTTGATTTCAATTTCCCGCGCCAGCCCGACTGGCCATGGCTGAAGGCCACCTATCCCGGCAACGTCCTGTTGCACGTGGACTACCCGTTCATGGACGTGGTGCGCTGCGTCGGTGGCCGCATGGCCTATCTGGCCACGCCCTACACCAAGGCCGTGCTGAACGATGACATGCAATGGGATCGCGGCCTATCGTTTGACATCGAGGTCCGCACCGCCCGCTGGTCGCGTGCCTTTGCCATCGAAGGTGTCACCGTCGCGTCGCCCATCGTGATGTCCTGCGCCATCTGCCATGCGGATGTCGAAGGCCATCTGGACCCGCTGGATGATGCGTTCTGGTCGCGCTGGTGTCAGCCGATGCTGTCGGCCTGCGGTGCCGTGGTCATCCCGGCGATGGATGGATGGGGTGTGTCGCGCGGTGTTTGGCGCGAAGCCTGCTGGGCGCTGTTGCACAATGTGCCGGTGTATCTGGTGGCCGAAGGGTCGGAATTCGGGGGTGCTGCATGACCGGTGCCATCCTGAAAGACGTGACCATCGGCAACTGCCGCCTGATCCTGGGCGATGCCTTGGCATTGATGCCGAGCCTTGGTCCGGTGGACCACATCATTTCCGACCCGCCCTATGAACAGTCCTTGCACGATGCCAAGAACAGCCTGAAGCGCCGTGTCCGGAATGACGGCGGTGTGGATCTGCGCGGGCTGGATTTCGCGGGCATCGACGCCATCCGTGGCGAGTTCACCGACATGGCGGCGGGCATGTGCAGGGGCTGGTTTATTGGCTTCTGCACCATCGAAGGTGTCGCCCGTTGGGCGGATGCCATCAACCCGTCGCCAATGAAGTACAAGCGTGCGTGTATTTGGGTGAAGCCTGACAGCACACCGCAGCTGAACGGTCAGGGTCCGGCGCAGGGCGCTGAATGCTTTGTCACCGCATGGGCGGGTGATGGCTACGCCAAGTGGAATGCGGGCGGCAAGCGCGGCATCTATCGTCACCTGACCAATCCGCCCGACCGGCACGGCGGTCACCCGACCGAAAAGCCGTGGCGGTTGATGTCCGAAATCATCACCGATTTCACTAATCCCGGCGATGTCATTCTTGACCCGTTCATGGGGTCCGGCACCACTTTGGTGGCTGCCGCCCGCAACGGGCGGGGGGCGGTGGGCATAGACATAAGCCCCGCCTATTTCGACATGGCCTGCCAGCGGGTCGAAAACGCTTATCGCCAACCGGATTTGTTCGTGCCAGCACCCGCCGCTCCTGTGCGGGAGCCGCTGATATGAATGCCCGCGCCAGCTTTTCATCGACGCGGCCCGCGTCCGCCCATGCGGCGGAACGGCTTTTGCCCATCTTTCACCCGCTTTGGTCATCGGCGGATGACCATGCGCTGCTGAAGGCCCGTGCCGCTGGTGACAATTTCACCGCAATCGCGACCCGACTGGACCGGTCGCGCATCGCGGTCGAACAGCGCTGGCATCGGCTGCGGGTGGTGCCGAACGCGATGAAGCTGCTGGAAGCCTATGGCCTGTCGGCCCGCCCCTATCCTACAGATGGGGTCCGTCATGGGTAAGCGTCGGTATAGCGACATCAACGTGCGCGGTACGGTCTACGCGGATGCGAACGCGGCGGCGGACGCCTTGGGGGTGAATCCGAACACGGTTCGAACCGCCTATCGCAACGGCACCTTGCATCGCGTCGGCACCGGGCGCGTGGGGCCAGAACCAATGCGGGTTCAAATCGCGGGTCAGGTCTTTGACAATGTGCACGCCGCGGCCAAGCATTTTGGCTGCTGCCCCCGTACCATTTGGGCTGCATTGGGGGATGGTGACCCTGATCGGGTGGCCCGTCTGCAGCGCTACAATCCGTGGAAGTCAAAGCGCTTCCAGATTGGCACCTTGTCCTTCCCTTCGATGCGGGCTGCAAGCCGTGCGCTTGGGTTCAAGGATGAAGAATTCATTGCGAAGGCGGTCAAGCGCAAATCGAAGCGCGGGCAAGAGCGCATATTGGCTGCCGCGATGGCTTACGCTGCAAAGCGCCGGTGCGGGGGGTCAGCACCATGACCCTACCGACCAAACGCCTTGCGAATGCACCGGCGGCGCATTTTGACTTGGAACCCTTTCACGTGACGGCGCACCGCGAACTGGCAGATTTTCCGCTGGTCGCGCCGGGCGTTTGTCTGAATCCGATGTGTTCGCGCATCTTCGCGCCATCGCGCAGCTGGCAGCGCTACTGCTGCGAAACGTGCCGCAAGATGGATGAAGCCGAAATGCGCCGCATCGGGGCGAGGTCCGCGCCCGCCCTGCTGGCATGGCGCATGGGCAAATATGAAAAACAGGACGCCGGTCTGCGGGCACTATCCCGCGCCGGTCGCAACTATGTCACCCGGCTGCAGTCGGCATGGTATCGCGACCGCATGGCCCGTGCGTCCGCAAGGGGGCGGCAATGACAGCTTTGCGTGCAATTACATCACCGGTCGATTTGGACTTGCTGCCCGAATATCCGATTGATCCCGATGCCCGTTTGGACTCGCACGGCTTCATCCAGTGGGAATTCCGGCGCTGGTTAAGTTCTGACATGCGGTGGAACGGAACCCATGAATGCAAATCCATGTGGTTTGAGCTGGTGAACCTGTCGCATTCGGAAACACCTGTGGGCACGCTTCCGCAGGACATGAAACGGCTGGCGCGAATGGTCCAGCCGGTTGTGGAGCGCGACCACTTCGAAACCTTGTGCGGGCTGGAATTCGGCCCGCTGCACGGTTGGGAGCCGTGCCGGTGTGGTGATGTCGTGCGCCTGATGCACCCGGTGGTCACCCGGATCGTTCAGGCCGCGTTTGCTTCGCGGGCGAACAACGCTGCGCGGGTTCAGGCTGCATCGTTCGCCAAGCGGATAAAGCGGCTGACCGAAGACCTAATGCCGCTTGCACCAAGCATCGCCAGTGATGCGCGGAAGGTGCGGTTTGTGTCTGCGCAAATAGAGGAACGGGTCGAACAACGCGGCGGTGAACGCCGGACCAATGAAGACCTGCATCTGGCAATTCAGGCCTGCATTGCGGCAGAGCGTGAGGGCCGTTTCCCAACAAAGGAACAGTAACATCCCGCAGTGTCTAACGGACATTAGCGGACCGTAACGGACACTAAGTTAATGTCTACATCGATAAAGAGAATGACAAAGACAATGAAAAAGAAATTACCGCTAACGGCCCCAATACCGACCGAAGCGCCATTTGAGACCGGGGCAGATGCAATGAAGAAGGGCAAGAACCGATGGACAGTGCTGAACAGGCAAACGGTGAAAAAAGGGTCAAAGGGGTGCTTATTGACCCATTGATGCGACGGGGGCTGGCAAAGCCAACCAGTCTAACAAAGGCGCAGTTTGGCGACATGATGGAAGACCTGTGCGCCCGGCTGGCCTACATGACCGATGCAAACCTGATGGCCTTGGAAGAACAGGTGGCCGCGAACGCTGGTGGCAAAGAAAGGGATCGCTTTCCGATTGGCCAGCGCATTCTGGAGTGGGCAGCACAAATACAGCCGCCGGGCGATGACGCATCGCCGCTTATCCGTGCGGTCTTCGCCAATCAGCTGGGTTTGGACGCGGTGACCGGCGGATGGGCACCGGAATTGCTGGTCGAGCTGCGCACGTCGCGCCGCTGGCCGAATGCTTGGCAAGTCAAGACGATCAAGGACAAGGCGGATGGTGCGGTGCGCCAACTGCGGGATCTGGACGCCAAGCTTGCGCGGGGTGACGCGCTGTCCCCTTCTGAAGACCAGTGGCGGTCGCGCCGCCTTTCGGTAATCGCTAAGTGCCAGCGCATTGCTGACCTTGGCCAAGGGATCGGGGACGCTGGCCGTGCTGATGGGTAAAATTGAAGCGCAGGAAATGCAGTGGTTCGCGTGCCGGGTGAAGCGCAAGCAGGTCGGGGGCATCCGAACCGTCACGGTCGGCGGGAGTTTTGAGACCTACCGCGACCGCGCGGGCCGGGTTCGCAAGCGGCGGGTCGATGGCACGGGCGACCGGGTGTTCCTGCCCGAACACATTCTTCGCCGGGCAGGGTTCGAAGTCTTCCTGCCGGTGAAGAAGGTGTTGCGGCGCAAAAACCGCTTCAGCCCGGAAAAGGTGTTCGTGTCGCAGCCGCTGCTGGTGGACTGGATGTTCGTGGGTTGGCCGGTCGGGGAAAGCCGCTGGCATGACCTGATGGAACTGGATGTGGTCACCGGCATCATGGGCACCGGCGGGCGTCCGGTGGAAATCCCACCTTCCCGCGTGATGCGCCTGATGCGGCAGTGGGGTGGCGGGCAACTGTCGCCGGAATGCCATCGCTACCTGAAAACAGGCTGCGCATTCGCGGCGGGGGATACCGTTCGCGTGGTCGCAGGGCCGCTGGATGGTCAGGAGGTTCGGGTGGTCGATGCTGCTGGCCCTTCGGTGCGGGCGCTTCTCAACATTTTGGGCGGTGAAGTCGAAGTGGAAATTCGGTCTGACCTGCTGGAAGCGGTGCGCGATGGCGGATAAACCCAAGGCAAATGATGGAAGTGTGGAGGCGCGTTTTCCTGTCGGCTCCACGTTTCGATGGCGGAAGAAGAAATGCCACGTTCGCGGTTATGTGGATGGGTTTTTGGTATTCCGTTGGTGGGGCAAACATAAGCAGCGCTGGTTCTATGAGGTCGAGCCAGAATGGCTGGTTCGGGATTTTGCCGAATAATGTTAAGCCACACTCGATATTGTTAAGGGGGGTTGACGGAACACATCATCTTCCCTTAACAGTCGGAATCAGACGAAGGTCCGGTGGCCACTGTTGAAAGATACATGCCATTGTTCCGGGCGGTCGAAGTCGCATGTGATGCACCCGATTTCGACTGTATGCCGTCAAGTCCGGGCACCCACGCGAAAGCGCCGCCGCCTGTGACACTGCTGCTGCAATGGATGGAATGGCCCGGCTGGAAAGCGCGGGCCTTTTTCATGTCTGACGGTTGTGACGCCGTAACATCAGCAACGGAGGCAGCGATGAAGCGCATCTGAACTTTCCCTTGTCCCTCGGTTTGAAGGCCGGTCGCGGAAATCCTGCGGCTGGCCTTTTTTGTAACGGAAGCCGAACGGAGGGCCGGTGATGTTCAGCGTGGGCGAAGTCGATGTGAAGGGCCTGCAGCGGTTCGAAAACATGCTGGGCGGTTTGGGGTCGGAAGCTCCGAAGGCTGTAAACCGGGCGCTGAACCGCACCGGTGACATGGCCCGCACGCAGGTGATCAAGACGCTGGCGAAACAAACTGGCCTTCCGCAAAAAACCATCCGCAAGTCGATCAAGGTCAAGCGGTCTTCTTGGTCCAGTCTGGAATACCAGTTGAAGTCAGCGGGCGGTGATGTTGCGCTGAAGTATTTTCAGAAGCGCGAAACCAAGGAGGGTGTGGTCGCCAATCTGGGCACAGACCGTGGCCGCGTGCTGTTCCCCCGGACCTTCTTCCGGGGTGGTGCTTTCCCCCGCCGCGTGGATTTGAGCGCCTTTGGCGGGCATGTGATGGACCGGATTAGTGAACAGCGCTTTCATCTAAAGAAGGTAAAATCTGGCGTGTTCATCCCTGAAGAGATGGTTGAAGGCGCGACAGCCGATGCTTTCGAAAGTAGCGTTCAGAAGAACCTGCCGCGCCGAATGGAACACGAAATCAGCCGCCTTTTGGGCCTCTAGCCCCCCCCGAAAACAAAAGGGACCGTACCCCGCCACCGCCGCTCGCGTCCTTCC